CATATCGACGACATCCAGATCTTTAGTGCGCGTGCAATAATGTGCAATCGCTCCAGAGAAACCGCAATCAACTCCGACGACAATCATTCATCTTCCTCTGGCTTGGCAACTTCAACGCCAGCTATCGACGCCGCCATATAAGATGCCATCCTAACAAACGCATTAAAGCTAAGAGCCGATTTATTGGCGGCCTCAGCAACGGCTTCATATTGAGCCTCGCTAAAATTAATTAATACTCTCTTATCAACCATTTTGTTCTCCTTGGTTTAATTATCTAAGCACTGCGACCTGAGCCACAGTGCTTATTAATTATACCTTAGCCCAATAGCCGTAAACCATTTTGTGGGAGCAGTTCCATATATCGTTAACAGCTCCATCAATAACAGCCACAAAATGCCTAGCTTGTCTAGCTATGACAACGCCGTCAGGCATATCCTCGGCTCTAGCTTTCACACCTTTAAACTTTGGTGCTGAGTGCCAGACCCACCCATGACGTTTTAAAATTGCGTCATATACTTCTTTATAAACGCCTCGACTAGCAGACTTAGCTAAACCAATGTTTTTATTGGCTTGAGCTATTTCTTTATAGCAAGCATCGTAATCCAGCTCTAAAGCAATTGCCATTGCGCGTACTGCACAATCACCAGTTATACCCTTACGGCCTGATGCGACACGTCCGCCGTCATTATAATTAAAGTCAGTCATAACAAATCTCCTCGTTTGTGTTTATGTTACACCTTATAATAGCAGACTGACAAATGGCGTCAACAACATAATGATATATAAAAGATATATTTTCCGCTTGACCCAATCTGATAATCTGTTAAATTACTCAAATAACATAAACATTAACGGAGAATACAAAATGACAAAATATGTAGTAATAGCAAATCTAACCATTGCTGATCAAACAAAATTGGGCTTTGAGGTTAAGTCAAAATTTGTGTCTAATTATCTTGATGTATCAACACACGATAATCCTAATAAACCTTTAATTGCACTTTATGCTAAATCTCCAAAATTGTTTGACGATATTGCTTCTGCGGACGCATTTGCAAAAAGATTGCGTAGGTATAGATATGATGGTCAACAAATCACAGTGGCTTGGTTTGAAGCTGTTGAATATACTGGGCTGTTAACTGTAGATCAAATTGCTGAAGCATTAGAGGAGACAGTATAATGAAAAATCAAATTAAAAAATTAAAGAATGCTGATTTTATATTTTCAGACGAGGCGGCATTACTGCGCTTGAAAAGAAAAGCACATAATTCATCATTTGTTTTACATGCACATACTGAAGATAGCATTATCGAGTTTGATGCAGATGACTTGTTTCACGCAGTAAACTTAGGCAAATTTTGGATTGGCAGAAATTCTGTTAATTATGTTTGTGTTAAGCGAATGTTCAAAAACGGCAGACTGCATAAAGGCTGTAACTGGTCAACAGATACGGCAGAGGTGGCGGCATAAATAACTTTTCAGGTCAGGCATAATGATATATAAAAGATATATTTAGTGCTTGACCGCATCTGAATAACTGCTATATTGAGTGAATAAATACAAACATTAACGGAGAATACAAAATGAAAATCACAGTACAACATGCAAATCGTAACCGCGAAACTGGCAATATTGAAGAATTTACATCAGTTGCAGAAGTGCAAATCCCAGTAGAAATATCTGCATATGAAACAATTAATGATGCTCTTGAGTATGCATATCGCTGGACAAATAACATTGAGGGATCTTGGTCTAACGAGTTTTCTATAATTACTATTGCAGATGGTAGCTCTATTATAAATGGTGATTTCAATAAAGATGTTACTGCATTAGAGCGTAGGGAAGATGGATTAGGTCTGCGATCTACAATGGCGTTTGATAGGTTTATTGTTGATGCACAAAGGCAAGATGGCGAAATACTTCCTGAGCGCAGAAGAGTTTTTGAATGTGCATTTGTTGGCTTCAAAGAATTACAAGTTGAGGAGACAGTATAATGGAAAATTTTGTAAAAGATTGGAAAGATCCAAAGTCGTCACCTTCAAGCGTTAAAAAATGGAGATTAAATGACGAGCTTAGTAAAGCTGGTTATTTTATTGGCAGGGCTTTACCTTATGGCTGGGCTATGTACCGATATACCCAAAGTAACGAAGTTTACTGGAATAGAACATTGAAAGAAATGGATGGGTATATTACTTGGAAAAAAGATACATTATTACAGGAATAGGCGTTAAGCGCCTAAAGGGACGTTCTGGGTAGCACCAGATAGTATGGGTCAGCAAATCCCATATGATGAGAAGTGATGTAGCAGTCACAACAAAAGGCTCGATAGAAGTATCTCGGCACGCAATTGTCGTTAGCGAGAGAGGGCGGAGTTATCCAAAGGATATTAAACGTACTACAATATCTGACGTTGAAACTCTCCTCGCATTTGCACCATTATGATATACAAAAGATATATTTAGTGCTTGACCCTATCTCATAATCTGTTAGATTACTTAAATAACATAAACATTAACGGAGAATACAAAATGACTACTTACAAAACAAGAACAGCTCAAGATTATATCACACTTGCACTAAGCTGTATTCAAGATGATCAAACTTTTGCGGCTAAGTCTCATAAGAAAGACGCACTGACCTTATTAAATCGTGGTTATGAAGTTATTAGAGAAAGAAACTTTGGCTTTTCGCGTGATAATTTATCACGAGAAGATTACTTCTCAATCCCATTTGATTTACATTTGATCCGCGAGAAGCACAAAGTATTATTTGATACGCCTTTTCACAAAGATTTACAGGAGCTAGTTGAGCTTCGCGTTTTGCTTAAACTTCTTGATGTAGTTAAGCCAGCACCTAAGACTGATCGCATCACTGCAAAGCAGGCTGAGGTTACAAAAACTGTAATGGATCTTATTGATCGTCGCATGGCTCAGTACCATGAAGCTGTAGAGATGGGGCGCTTGTTTGGCGGCTTGAACGTGAGCGTTACGCCACACCAAGTTACTAATGAGCATAACACTACGTTCACTAGATGCTTTTATTTTTTAGAAGGCAAGTTCACTCCATTGCAAGTTATAATGGCGGCAATGGATACTTTAGCCGCAGAAAAGAAAGCAAGATCATGAATACTTCAATGATCATTGACGGATTGGTTATGGCATTATTTGCCCTAGCCGCCGTCCATCTTCCAGAAATTATAGTTTATCTGGATACAATTATTAACGCAAACTTAGGAGAATAAAATGCGATTATATACTACACCGAAGGGGCAATGGGCTGGAACACAAGCTGATGCAAAAAAACTGGGCGCATATGTTGAGTATGATGTGCCTACCAATAAAGCCGATTTGCTGGTTTTCTTAAATAAGTATAAAGTCAATGATTATGCTTATCAGGGATACAGCGCTCCGCTTGAGGAAAACCCTCAGCCAGCAATTATCCGCGACGTGGCTACTGTTAAGGAGAGTTCATGGACGAACATCCGCCGCGTTGCTGAAGAGGCGTCATTGAAGGATCTGACGACTGCTATGGTTATCATCATGACTAGAATTGATGATGAGATTTATGAGAAAGGGGTGAAGTGATGCAAAGATTAATTATCAAATCAATTCACGAGCATGGCTTTGGCTTTGCTTTCACTCATAAGGAACACGACCAAGTGTACCTTCCACGAAAACTTTTATTAGAGGCTGGCATCACATCGTTGAAGCCAGCCGACGAAATAATAGGTGAAGTTATACCTAATTATATAGATAAATTGGATGGTGGCTGTAAATATATTTGCACTGAGATAGGCTATGCTCACAGATTTAGCGACCAAATTGAGCCAATGCCAAGGGGTTATGCAAGTGAAATTGAATACATGAAACAGTTTTTTATTCTTCATGATGAAATTAAAAAATCAGATAAAAATCAGTTGAGAAGTAATTTATATAATAGCTTTGAAAGGATTGATCCATCTTTGCATAGGGCATTATTTGCTGAAATTGATAGACCTTCCCTATCGGTGCGTACCTATAATCTAATAAGAAATGAATTAGATCATATGAAAATTTATAATTACGATTTATTAAGTTACACTCCAGCAGAATTATTACGCATCCCAAATCTTGGCAGAACGGCATTATATGAAGTGCAAAACCATTTAAATAAGTTTGGCTTAAAACTTAACACACCATTAGACCAAATTAAAGAAAAAGTAATGTCATCATTCATTGAGCATGTCTCTGACAATTTAACACATATATGGAAGGATCAATAATATGACATTTTATACAACGCTCGTTCTCACATATGTCATTGGCGGCGTGGAGCTACAGGACACCACGCTCTATCGCAGTGCGCGTGAGTGTGGAGACGCATTGCCAGCAGTCTACAAACCATACGAGAAAATGGATAGCATGGCTCAGTGCATCGAAACTAGCCACGTCAGCTCATCATTTATTGTACCAAAACTCAGACCGAAGGGATTATCCAATGGCAAGTAAATATTATCCATGCCCAGAATGTAATGGAGCAGGCGAAACGCTATTCGAGAAAGATTATAATATCTTTCATGAAACTTACCTGTACGAAAAAGCTGATTGCACAAATTGCGCTGGCACTGGGTTAATTTTACCTGAGATGCCAAAAGCTAGAACCCGTGTTCCAGATTTGGATGCCAACGGAAAATTTAAAGGCCATGATGATGAATAAGGAGATAAATTATGAATGCAAAAGATTGTTACAAAGCTGTGACGAGATCAATAAAGTTGAACGAGAATGTGCAGGAAGATCTGAAGGGAACAGAAAAGAGAACCAAGAGCTTTTACATCTGGATGATGCAGGAGCAATTGGCGATACTGAACAACCTCGAACACCAACTTTCGCTTATGCGACGAAAGAACAAGTCGCCCAAGCAATGATGGATGAGCCTACGCATAAGTTTGAAATTATGTATTCCCATTTGCTTTACAATTTTGAGAAAAGCCAAATCAAACGTGGCCTGAGAAATAAGATTAACAAAACTTTTGAGAGGCCACGACAAATCACTGTTAACAAATCATCACATAAAAGTTTTATTAGTGATAATGATCTCAGAAAAATTAAGCCAATATCAAAAAAGAAAACTGAAACTATACTAAAGTATATAGACAGGGGCAAACGCGCAACGACAACAATGGTTGCGATTGGCACTGGTCTTGGTGTTTCAGATCTTGCTTGGTCATTAAACGTCTTATATAGGCAAAATTTAGTTGACCGCGCTTACGAGCGAACCACACCAATTATTGGTAATGCAGGGGCAAGGTCATTGCGTTACGTTTACTTTAAGAAGAAATAATGTATCGTGTGGGAAAGCCATGCCCGACTTTACCCACACGTTTTATTATGTAAATTTACATAAATCTTCAAGCAGTTTATTTAATCTATGAAGCTGTTTATTACTTGCTTTAATAATTCTGCTTCATTTACAAACTGTTCTGGGTACAATCGAGTTGATGTTTTTTTGATAATTGGATCATCTCCCCTAGCCCAATAAATTTTTCGTATATCATACGCCACCAATGCATATATATCGGATTTTTTATTGTTTCCCACTGGGCTTGTTCCCCAGCGATACTGGGTTTTATTTCCAGTTGTCTTGCTGGCAGTCTTAACTTGTAAAGTCAGCAGTTCGCCGCTTGGCGTTTTTAAATACGCATCGTCAACTTCATGCTGTACCAAAATGCAAGAAATGCCAGCAAAGGCTAATCTTGATAGAGCCAGAAATTCCCCAGCTCTACCAATATTGTTACTATGCGTTGAGCCACTCATAAATCTTGTTTGTCTCAGTTGTTCTGTCCGTGAGGCCATGTTCGCCACCATTTACTCGGCGAGTGATTTTTAAAATTGTTTCGTCGTTCACACCATCGTCTGCAATGTCGAATAATTTGTTTGTATTAAAGAACCACATTGCCGTGTCAAATGCGTAATCTGTAGCCACCAGATCTGGGTCTGTCATAATCTCAGGTAAACCCATATCAGAGCTGAATGCCCTGTAATTATTTTTCCCTGTGATCATAAGATAACCTTTTCCAGAAAATAAAGCGCCTTCATTAGTATTAGCATCGTTACCCATGCGTCCACCATAAACCTTATTAGCTAATGCTGTTGGGTTTCGAGAATATCCCTCGCAGGACGCCAGATCAGGAAATCGGCTAGGCCAGACGCGCATCATGCTTTCTGCGCTGTAGTTCAGATTTTCTCTTGTATGCCGCCAGTGACCGCTTTCGTGACTAGCCTGACCCATTAGGTGGGCGGCTCTCTCATTTGATAGCTCGTAGTGCTGGGCAATCGCCTTAGCAGTATTTTTGCCAAAATGTCCATCTGCCCCAACGCCGACTTTATCTTGCAATTTTTTCATCGCTTCTGTCATAGCTATGCCTTTTTCTTTTTTCTTTGTGATTTTTTAATCGCCTCATTTGTCGGCGCACCTTTAGTATTTTTTTTACGCATTGTCTCACCACTACCAGCCGCGATCCTTTTTCGCTTGTTGTGGATATTCGTCCACAAGCCTTTTGCCGCTTTTGTTGTTTTTGACATTATTTTTTACTCCCAAAATATTTACTTACACCACGCATCCCAATTGATGCACTCACAATACCACCAAGGCTGTATTGATACCAATCAGGCATATTAGATAGCGCGGCAAAACCAGCTTGCACAATGCCATTTCCCCAATCGCCACAAAACGCTAAAATTAATGGTATCGAAAAGAGCAAAGTTATCCACTCGTCTTTCCAGCTATTCTCAGTGGCTTTCATGGCGGCAATATCCCAATCGATCTCGCCAGTAGCTATTTTCATTTTTGTTTGGGCTTCCGCCTGCTTCACAGCAGTCTTGCCCTCGATCATAGTTCCAGCAAGATCTGCAACTTTACCTAATAATCCTAGTCCAGCTATCATTTATCTTTTCCTTTCGCTAATGCGTTTGCCGAAAAGAACACGGACACTAAGGCCGCTACACTTACAAAGTATATACTTGCCATCGATCCTAATATTTTTGCGGCTTCAGTTAATCCAAAAATTTCTGCGCCTATAACAGCAAATGGATAGAGCAACATTCCAAACAGCGCGAACCATGTCATTGATCGAATGGCATCACGCTGGGCGTCCTCATCTGCCATTTTTAAACGCCTGTCCTCAATAGCCATGCGATCCCATTCAGCCTGATCAATTGATCCGTTACCATCTACGTCAAATTTTTTAAATTCATCCATATTAATCCGCCAGAGGATTATCCAGCGCCCTTTGTAGTTTCTTGGTTAACTTATCTTCCAGATCCTTCATCTCAATATCTTGAGTGCTGGAAATTCTATTTCTTTGCGTTTCAAATCTTAGCTCCGCCTTATCTATCATTTCCCTAACTTTATCTTCAATTTCACGCACCATATCCTCAGTTCGATCCGCCTGCCTCTCAATGCCCAAAATATCATTTAGCAATCCAGTTTTGATCTCGCGTGTGTAATCCATAGTTTGTTGAATATTAGCGTCCATCAATTCCATTTGAGTTTGGTATTCCTGCAAATCAAGGCCAGCAACCTCTTCGATCTTTTGCCACATCAGCAGGCCACCATATAAGCCAGAGCCAACTGTAGACAGGAATGCAAATATTGCTATTATAGATCCAGCCGTCAGCTTCATGCCCCCAGCTTGTAGTTGGCGGTCAGCTAACCCATCAATACCATCTGCAATTTTAGTTGTATCGACCATTAGTTCTCAAACTCCATTTCTGAAGATTGCAAGTTTTTCATGGCGTCCAGCTCTTCCTGCAACATGCGAATTTCCATTTTGCGTTGCAACAGCTCCACCTCAAATAGTTTCTGGCACTCAATACGCTTTTTTGGTGCATTCAGTGGAATAACAATGCGAGCATAAACGCCAATATCTTTGCCTCTTGCGTCAGTGTTAAGGCCAGACAGCAGGCCAGTTAAGCCGTATTCCAGAAGTGTCGAGCCTGAGATAGAGTTTGAGCATTCAATACTGCCAGATCTTATTCTGTCGGATTGTGTATTCAGATTTGGCGTCGGTAACGCCAGAGACAGTGACGAGCTATCGGCAAACGCACTGCCAGCAATTAAGGATAGAATGATTGCATATTTCATTTAGTTCCCCCTGTAATCTTTGAACATACCATAGATCTTACAAATGGCTTAGAACCTCGTTCTTTCATGGTCTTCGATATTGTGCATATATACTGCGCCTCGTCCATATCGCTCTTTTTAACATATACATCAAAGTTTTTTCTAGTTTGGTAATCAACTTTTATTATTCTATGCCTTGTGGAAAATGGAAGCCCCACAAAATTTTTATCAAATAGTGCTATTCTGTAATATTTAACGCGCTCTCTCTGGTTAAATATAGACAGCTCAAATTTTACCACATCTTTAACTGTGGAATACTTCATTTTTGGGTAGGCAGGGGTCTGTTCGTGAGCAGATACGCCAGACCCCAATAACGCAATGATTACAAGTGCCTTCAGTTTGGTATACATGATGCGGTACTTTGGGCAATATAAGTGCCTCCAGTAAACGGCTTGTTACTTCCGCCGCCATACTCAGCCACACTTGATACAGTAAACCATGTAGAACCAGCAGTTGTTAATGAGTACGATGTAGTCGCCCCAGAAACAGTTTTAGCGCTGTCATATCCTGACATGCCAGCGTCACTGGTATTGCTCACTGCAACAGATCCCGTCCACGTTACAACGTCATTTAGAGATGGTGATGACGTAAAACTTGTTGGGTATGTGATGTTGGCTGTGTAACTGTTTGCTATCGCAACATCGATGCGGATCTCTGGCAATATTCCACCATCAGAAACGGCTGTTGATAATTTGCTGGGTGTTGGGTTTCCGTATGCGCCAGTTTTAGTTGTTTGGATTACACACTTAGCCGCCACGTTGCCAACTATGTCTACACTATTTGCAAAAGCTGGTGTGGCTAGTGCTAACAGTGGAATTGCTAAATATTTCATATTAACCTCACTTATTG